ACCCTTCTGCTGAATATGTAAGGATATTTGCATAGGTGTACGAATAACTCGTGTCAAGTGTATGCACGCTCTTCTTCGCATCTATCTCGGATTGCACATCTTCTGGAGCTGGTGTCCAATCTGTAGCCTTGTTACCTTTTTCAAGCTTCCATCGTTCAATAGTAAGATTCGAGCCGGTATGACCACTTTCGGGATTATATACATTAATATATTTTCGAACGGCATGAGCATGCTCTCTATTCGCTTTTGTAACGGTATATGTGAATGAAATATATCCGTTTGCATCAGGCTTAGTGTTTTCACAGAGTGGTACACTTCCGCCGCCCCAATAAGCTCTAACACCAGAAGAATTGGCATCAATTTCGACTCCCCACAATTGAACGGTCAATTTATCACCGACGTTAAAATCGGAAAGGGCAACGGTTGCTGGTATGCACAATGCTAAATATACGCTTGGCTTCTTCGTTGATGGCTCTGCTAAGAACAAATTTCTTCCGCCTACCTCTATGCCATCCACAGCAGTCTGTGCGGCACCTATAGCATCATAAGCGGCATCAGCCTTTGATTTTATGGCATTGAAAGTAGTGGTTCCGTCAAGCTCAATATGCTCAGCCTCTATCTTAACAGTATCGGCAGTCTGGTTGATGAGTGATGCAATCGTTTCACCATTATAGTCCGTCGTAGAAACTTTGGAGCTAATATTATCCTTAGCAATTTTTAACTCAGCCTGTGAAGCATACATCTGCGAACCGACATAAGGTTTATACTCGCCAGAATATTCACCAGCATACAGCGAAATCCTGATATCTGCTTCTATCTTTGCGCCTACAGGAACTTGCCAATTGATATGCATCAAACGAGTTCCATCAGTCCCATGCTCACTTATGCCGAGTGCTGTCATCGGCATATAATAACTGCCATTTGTCATGGAGCTATTAGCAATACTAAACCCACCGGTTGATGTTGAACCCCAGAATTGTACTGCTGTTGACTGCTGTGTGTAAATAGCGGAAGAAGTCGCATTACTTACAAGATTGCGTATCTCGACTAAGCACGTATAGCTTTCACCATCAAATACGGATGGACACGACACCATGCGTATTATGTTACCTACAGTATCTGTTCCAGATGTGTTATCACATAAAAAATGTGCCCAACCATCCTCTAATGGCGTAAAAGAACTTGTAACATTAGTCCAATAACCAGCAGATGTAGTAAATGGCATGCTCTGGAAAAACGGGGATAGATTTGGCTTTGACATATGGACGGATTTTTCAGCAGTCAACGAAATATCATTAGTGTTTTGCGTTATTTTAGTTTCTGCCGCCGCTAAACGATCTTTCGTAGCATAAGTCTCGGATACAGTCGTCTTAAATCCACTTAAGTCTTGTACAACATCAGACACTTGATGCATGACGTCTCCGGACTTAGTCGAACCATCGGCATTTGTACCGAGAGTCTGAGTTAACTTCGAAATATGAGAGCTATTGGTTTCTCCAGTCTGCTTAACCTCGTTTACAGTATTCGATATAGTCGTAACTGTTTCCCCCATATCTTCTGGGGCCGGAGTCCAATCTGTTTCCTTATTGCCTTTTTCAAGTTTAAGATTTTTTGCCGTTAATATCGCACCATCTGTGGCATTTCTTAATCTGATATTACAGGTATCGGTCGTAGCGCTTACCTGCGCAGAGGTAAGTTTAAATGATTGAGCATAATGACCCGATGGTTTATCTTTTATTAACCAACTACTCACCGATGCCATTGCCCCTTTCACTTGAACATATATATATCCTCCTTCTGCAGTATTCCCGGTAACTTCATAGTCAAAAGAATATGTCCACCAAGTCTCCGTGTTATTCAACACGCTAAGACCATAATCCGTTAATCTTGGAACTGGCGATACATAAGCCGAATTATTTGCGGATGCTGGCGTTACCCTTTGCTGTTCCGTATTCTTAAGCAGGTTTCTTCCACCAACCGCGAGATTATCCAGATCATCTCTTAATGTCGTTGTTGTCTCAGATAGAGTCGTTATACTAGACGAGTTTCCCTCAACCGTCTGTTTGACTTCATTAAATACCGTCTTGTCGACTTTATCACCAATGGAGGTCTCAAGAGTTGTAGTCTTTGTTTGAAGAGTGCTTATCTCGCCTTCCGTTTCGGTCTTGAACGTTGCAATATCTTCATCGAATGCTTCAATATTGCCGATTTTACCTTCCGCAGTTGTGAGTCTGCTAAGTGCAGCGGTTACATCCGAATCCTTTATAAGCTGCCACGAAAACGTCGTACCGTTCAGAGTAAATCTGTAACAATATCCGTTTTGAGCTATCTGATTGTTTACTACATAGCAAACATCGCCGACATGTGTGGCCTTTACCTCATCTGTAGCCCAAGCATTTGCCGGGTAATTCGACAAAGTTGGAACAGCAGTTGATGTATAGGTCTCAATAGCTCCATCGATCCTATCGTTTAGTTCATTAGTCAAAGAATCAATGAATTCTTTTGTCGGGGTTTTCTTGTCGCCAATTGTGACATAGCCGTCGGCCGTTTCTATCTTAAGATTCTTCGCGTTAAGGTTTCTTACATTAATATTATCGGCATTTATCTCTTTAATAGTCGCTTTATTGCCTTCTACAGTGAATACTTGTTCATCCACAATGGCAGCAGTATTGATAAGCGCCGAATTAATATGACCATTTTGAATCTCGGCATAATGAGCACTTAAGTCATTTACATCCGCATAATTGATTTTTGCATTGTCGATTACGCCGTTTTTTATATGAGCATAATTAGAGTCAAGGTTTTCTATTGTGCCGTGATCAGCGACAATATTACTTGCTTCGATGTTATTAGATTTAAGATCTTTAACATAACCCGATGAAGCAGAAATATCCTGAGCTGTAATACTATCAGCAGTAAGATCATCGATGTAGCCAACTGTCGCATGAAGCTTATCTGCTGTTAAATCGTGTATTTTAGCCGTATCCGCTTCCACGTTTATGAAACGAGCATTTGTAGCCTCAATCTCTTCGACAACAATATTGTTAAGTACCGTTACGTCTTTTTTAACTTCATTAGAAATATTAACAGCATAGTTGGCCGTGCTGTCATCTGTTGGAGGATTTGTCGAATTTCCGGTAATCCATGCTGTACCATTCGCAACATGGAGATTTACATTATCTCCTTTTTTAGCGTTGATGGTAAGTCTTACCGGTGTTTCATCAACTCCTCCTGGAATATGAACCCAAGCCACTCCATTTTCTACTCGGAGAACTTCCGCCTGAGTATCATATGGTTTTGGTTTACGTTCATCAGAGTCGGTCATTTGCTTCTTAAGCTCTTTCGCCAATTTGTCCATTGAACTAGCCAATCTTGATCACCTCCTCTGAAGTCTTGGCATTATAGCCTAAAGTTATAGTCTGAGATGTGACTAAATATAAACCGCTTATACCTTGTGCGGCATAACCTAGTCGTACTACATCAGATACAGATACTGTAGGATCAAATCTTCGATCATAGTTCATAGTTATTGCCACTTGCTGTGATAGTTTGAGCATTCTTTCAGCATACTCAGCTAAAGTCTCTTTTTCCTGTAAATATACGGAAGAATCCTCAAACCATATCTCCCTACCTCGGGATACTGTAGATAAAAAGCTGTCAGGATTATCATCCCTTGCGATTGCATAGGAATCATCCAAAACCGCACGATAAACATTAGGAACGTTATACCAATCACGGCTTACGCTAAGTGAAGGCTCAATTACATCATTACTCAGCGCATCAAACGTCGTAGCCGCTTCACTACTATACGGACCTATTTGAATATTTCCATAACCATCGAGCTTCATTTTCCAGTTTATGGAGTCCAATATTTTATCTGTCATCGAAAGTCGGTTCTCATTATTTTCAGAGATAATTGCCGATTTTAACCCCGGGGAATTTTCGGCTATTGTTATGCTAACCGGCAGCACATTTAGCAAGTCTCGAATGAGCTCCCCGGCATTAATCCCAGTCGGAGCATACCAGCCTCGAGGTAAAAGAATATCCTGCGCAATCTTTAGAACGGAATAGCATTGAAGCGTATTAGTCGTAATGTTTCCGTTAATGTTCCGTCCTGGAGATGTAGCAATTCCAGTAAATAAAGGAATGTGGCTGGAATCGCCATTTTGCTTAGCATCCAGCCACACTCTTATTATCTGTTCAGTCGTCTCGTTGTAATTTACACAATCGATATCGGCAGACTCGCGAAGGTCGGTGTCGACTCGTTTTATAGTTCCGCCGGTTATGTCAATTGATCGGAGATCCCGCCAAGTATCGCGATCTAGGATTGATATATAGTATTTTGCACTGAATCCTTTTCGCCAATCCATTGTCGTTCACCCCCTAATCTTCTCTGATCCAATCATCGTATGTTAAGCTGTCAAATCCAGATGCGTCAACCCTTGTAATCTCGAGAGAGAACGATGCTATCATATTAATCTTTCGTTCTTCACGATCTTCGGTCACGTCAATATTAGCCGAGAAGCTGCTCCCGTCTGGAGTTCTTACGTGACAAATTCCAGAATATGTAGCTAACCGGCGCATAACATTAACCAATTCAGAGTCTTCCCTAACAGCGACTCTTGTCCTTACGCTTAATGTTCTACCAACTCCTGGGTTCCAATCGCCCTGAATTGAGCCGCCCAAATACTTAGTTTGTGTAAAGTCTTTCGTCCATCTGGTAGATAAAGATAAATCGTACGGCAATATTGCTCGATCATCCTCGAAATCTATTATTGTGGCAAATCTGTCGATTAAATCGCCATTCTCGTAATTATAGTCCACCCATGCAAACTCATTACTAGCGGTTATGTAGTCTCCGTTTGCCGTTTTATAAACAACTCGATGTCCCCCATGCTTGCCTAACGTAGGATATGGATCAACGTATTTCGTTCCGAACTTAGCATTCGATATTAGTAATTCAGGCTTATCTATCGATAATCTATAAATATCGCAGGAATCACCTTCCGAATATCCGGATTTCGGTTTTACAGGAGTTATAAACGTCGCCAAATTTTCCTCATCTGACTCGATTGTCGCTGACGGTTTGACCGCTTGATGACTCCAGTGCACAGCAAATCTTTGCTCTGTTTGTGCAGTTTGACCATATGAATCTTGAACTATAGCTATTAATTTATAATATGCTCCATCATCCAATTGCCCGACCAGGTCATCAATACCGATTGACGCAGTATAATCTGCCGAACCATTAGTGTTAGTTGCGGATTTCTGAACTACGGCTATAGTTTCCCCATCGAATCCTTTAAATTCATTCTCATCCGGCCTGTCAAGCTGGTAATCCCCATCACGTTCAATTATATAGGTAACGCTTCCGCCTTCACCTGCACCACTAGCAGACACGGTTAGCGGCATTTTGGTTAACGATAATTGTTGATGAGATATCCCTTGATCTTCGTCGTCTACCACTGTAATAGTCTTTAGAGAAGAAGAAACTATCGATGCTGTGAGTCCATTTAAAATTTGAACAGGCTTCGGTATAGACCAATTTCCAGACGCTTCTCCAGAGGCCGTTACAATTCGTACTGCTAGGAAGTGTTTAGACCCCTCCGTCCAGCCTAAATCTGAAACTTTAAAGGTCTTAAACTGTTCATTATTAGCTCTACCAATAATAGCCCCATATGTAATAGAACCATCGGCATCGACCGTTGCCTCACAAATATCGGCTTGAATTTGCTCATCTCCATCGGTCGCGGTAAATACCCAATAACAAGTAATCTTGCCGTCAGGCCTAACAATTGCAGGTGATGGACTGATGGTAAGAACCGGCGTAGCAGGTGATGATACTAGTTTGAAGGATTTCGTCTCAGAATAAGTTCCGTATGTTGTCGCATCGCCGTCCACTTTGTAAAGACGAATTCTAAAATACCAGACACCAACGTCCAGCCCACTAATATTCCAGGCACTAGCTCGTTGCTGCTCAACGGTGTAAACCGTAGGCCCTTCCGTTGATTCCCATGCATCGTCATGATTAGCCCAAGAAATCTCCACTCCATTCGCCTCGGTCCATGTCCAATTCCACGTAATCCGGACGACACCAGCTCTAGGAGAACTAAGCCCTATATTATTCGGTGGTTTTGGGACAGCACGCTCATCCCAGATTATTTCCTCGGATTCCGCCTTTATATTACTAAACGCGTACTCTGTAACACCACTTACTTTTGGAGTAATCGGAGTATAATCAGCTAAAAATGCTTTTGCGCCAAATGAAAACGCGTTGCCCTCTTCTGGAAATTGCACTGAAATTGCAGCGGTACTATTAGCAGGTTTGATGCAGATCAATCTCGGCGTTTGATTAACGTCCGATCTAAAATATATAGCAACTACCGACTCTGTAACCTCTGAGTTGTTATCGACAGTTATCGATGCGATATTCCCGCTTACATTTGCAGCAAGACTAGACGGCGAAGATAGTACTGGTTTATAGTCTCCCCCGGTTAATGGTTCAAGTCCGGTCCCATCTGGCTCAAGCATACTAACTAGATTAGGTATGCTCCTTACACGAGAACCACCATTCTTAACAAACACGATGTTACTTGGGGATGTCTTATTGTCATGTTTCGTTACAACCCGAACAAATATCCAACTATCTTTTGGAAGTTGCTGATCGATTACGAAAGTATCGCCATCAACGGCCCCGTTTTCTTTGCTGGCATCTTTAAAAGTGCTTACTTTGGTCCAACTCGTAATGTTTGGCGCCGACATAGTTATTTTTCTTAACTCGCCAGAATCTTTATGAGTAGTAACCGGTACTTCTATTGCATATTCGAGATAAACGTCGTCAATAGGTCTGGCATTTGATTCGTCAGCCGTCCACTGAACAGAAACCCGATATCCGGCTCCATTATCCAGAGACAATGCCATAGCGTCCACGTTTCTCGGAGCATTTGGCGCGGCATAGACATATTTTGCGTAGGAAGGGACCGAGTCACCTTTCGGCCCCCTCGCTACTACCTTAAAATAACGAGTATAAGAATTGCTGCCTGTAAAAGCTTGCGTTTCTGTAATCGTTTTGCTTGTATCATCAACGTCATCCGTAGTTACCCCGGTTTCCTGCCAGTTAGTAACTTGTTCCGGTTCAAGCTCACTATTTGGTAAGAGAGAAGTCCACCATTGAAAATTAGTAAATATTACTCCGCCAGTATTTTTATCCAGGGTTTTTTCCCAGTCTATTTTGAAATTGAAAGTTGTGGAATTTTCATGTTCAGATGAATGGGAGACTGTAAGCTCTGGTTTTGGCGGAGCCCACATTTTATAGGTTGCCGTTGTCCAGTTTGAGAATGTCCGTCTTCCCCTTGCTCCTCGAACATACACATATGCTGTATTTACTTTTTTGTTTGTCTTGGGATAAAAGTTATTCTTATCCCAGGTAAAAACTTTAGAAGTAGCATTGGCAGGAGTAGCACCATTCGGGCCACTGGTGAGAGACATCGCCCATTGTTTATCATAGTAAAATGCCATGTAGACAGTCTGCCAAGTATAGTTCTCGCTTCTTTTCCAAGTCGCGGTCCAATTATTCCCATTTCGGACTAATGTAACGCCAGTTGGCGCGGTCGCTTTTGCCATTATACTGTCCTCGCATTCAATCTAAAACTACGGATCAGTCCATCGGCAAATGCTTCTGGATCAGCTGAACCGTCTATTGTGTTATAAACATTAAGTGATCTCGAATTCATAGATTCGGTCATTCCGTTAAGAGATGATGTAAGCTTCGAAATATTCCTCGACAGCTCGGCGTTTCTATCGTTGATCTTATCCATAGAAAGACTTACATTAACCGCCCTATCAATAGAAGTATTAAGATCGAAACCATTAGAGAAGCCTTTGTCAAATATAGCACTAACACTATCTACAGAATTATTAGCGGATGATATAAGCATCGTTGCTATATTATCCGCCTTCTTTTCGTACTGACCAGAAAGCGAATCCACACCATTAATAAGACCCTGCATTAAATATGTACCGGTCCTATATAATCTCCTTGACGGTGATCTAACCTGATTTCTCTTACGAATTATTCCATCAACTACATCAGCAATGCTTCTCGCCTTAGCCCTGAGACTTCCCATAAGCGAACCAAGACCACTGATAAGACCGCTAACAACATTTCTACCGTTAGACGTCTGGTCTTTTACCTTCACGTTAGTCTCAACAGTACGGGCAATCGATTTCGCAGACGTGGCAGCAGGTTTCTTTCCACTATCAAGTCCCTTACGATAATTGTCGATAGCCTGTTTAGCAGATTTACCAAATCCAGGTATGAGCCCAGCCAGAGCTCCGAGTGCCGCCAAAACAACATTCATTAACGCGTTAGCAAGCTTGTCTCCGTTGGTGGAAATAGCATCAGCCATAGAATTAAGGAAGGTTATCATCAGGTTGAATCCCGCATTGACCAAATCCGGAAGACCGTTAGCGATACCATTAATAAAATTAGTAAGGATACTCACAGCAACTTCTGCAATCTGGCCAATATTAGAATTAATACCGTTAAGTAATGCCACGATAAACTGCAAACCCACAGTGACAATATCCGGTATCATACCGGTTAGTACTTGTAATATGGATTCCAGAATTTTACCCAAGGTATCGGCTATGGTTTTAGCACCCTCGCCAATATTCTTGATAACCGTAATTATCCCTTCGCCAATGGCTTCTGCCATAATAGGAAATGCCTGAGCGATTGCCGTAGCGCCTTCTACAATAGGCCCGGTCGCCATAGAAAATGCGGCAACGAGCAATGTCATTCCAGCGCCAAGACTAAGAACGCCGACACCTAATAATGCCATTGCCGCGGCCAAAGCTATCATAAGTGGGATAACAGGCGCTAACAACATAGTGCCTACTCCAAATATCGTAAGAGTTCCGGCCAAAGCTGCTAAACCAGTAACAACTCCCATAAAATTAAGAGAACTAAGAAGCGCAATCGCAGGAGCCATTATCGCCAGAGCACCAGCCACAACAATCATTGCTGCAGCACCAGCCAAAGAATTCTGCATAGCCGTCATAGCCGTAGCTAAAATAAGAAGAGAACCGAACAAAACGCTAAGACCTTGTCCAGCATTAGCATCGGCTCCCATTTGGTTTATAGCGCCGGCCATGATTTTGATTCCTATCGACATTACAAGAAGTGCAGCACTTGCCTTCATAATGTTGCCTGTCGAACTGGCTATCATTCCCATGACTTTAGTAAATCCGGCCAGCTCGAGGAGTGCGATTGCCATTGCGCCAAGACCTTTACCTAAAGATTTTAAATCCATAGATCCCAAATCTTTAATTGGTTTGGCGATTATCCTCATAGCTGTCGCCATAACCACCATAGATACTCCAGCTTTAACCATACCGCTCGTATCTATTTTAGTGAACGCTTTGGCTATTAACGTAAACCCGCCAAGAGTAACAGCGACCGCCGCAAGACCCTTAATAAGATCACCGGTGTCCATAGCACCAAGTTCTTTAACCGGCTTAGCAAGAAGATTAATAGCTACAGCCATTAAAATAAGACCTTTTGAGGTCTTCTCAAGAGCTTTCGGCTTTATTTTAAGTCTGTCAAACATAAGGCAGAATGCGGTTAATTCGCCAAGAATAGCACCAATACCAAGGAGACCCTTGCCCATATCTTCTATCTCGCTCATCTGTTTTACAGCTTTTGCGAGAATAGTCACGGCAATAGCCATAGCGATTATGCCTTTAGTCTGAGCGCCCTTCATAAGATGCGATGCAATGCCGAGCTCTGTGAAAAGACCGCCTATAGCACCAACAGCCACAGCTAACTTCTTAGCAGGAATATCAGCTAATGTCGCGCAAGATGCCGCTAATATACCAAGAGCAATAGCAACTGTGAGAAGCTGTCCAACTTTTAGTGATGTCTGGAACTGATTAAGAGTTTCGCTGAGACTTGAGAAAGTCTCCTTAACTCCGTCCATCAGACCTCCGCCACCTTCACCGTCGCCAAATAAGTTCTCAAATTTTTCGCCTAAAGTATCAATAAACTTAACTAACTTCATACCTGCGGCGAGAATTCCACCGCCGGCGAGAAAAGCTCCGAGCTTGCCAAGATCGAGGTGGGATAAACCTTTGCCAAGAAGTGCGAATAATTTGCCGAGTCCTTCTATGGCCTTACCAAGTGCGCCTTTCGTAAGAACACTTATCTTATCCGTGAATTTATCAACGCCATCCGCCATTTTCGTCATGGCACCGCTAAGATCGCTCATCAGATCAAGTGCCGTACCACCAACTGGAAGAATAAGTTTTACAAGACTGCCAAATATGCGGAAAACGCCCTTAACAATACCGAGACCGGATTTTAAAACGGAAAATAAAACAGTAAATACCTTCTTAATTTTAATGGCGGTTTCCCCAGATATAGCTAAACTTTTAGCAAAATCTCGAAATCTAAAACTCAAAGCGGTCAACTGCTCTCCGCGAATCGGATCAAATACGTCATTAAATGCTTTTCGAATTGGAATTATAAAACTTTTAACAGAATTATATAATTCTTTAAATCCGTCAATTAACGCGGCTCGTCCGTTTGATGCTTTCCAGATTTGAAGAATGCCATTTCTTGCATCAGAAGTACGATCCACAAATCCAGATATAACATTATTGACACCGGTCCACAGCGTTTTAGCTTCCTCAAGATTACCAAATATAAGCTCAAATGTTTGAGCCCATCCAGAACCTATAGATTCTTTAACGGTATCCACAAGCTGAGAGAATGTCTTAACATCTTGTGCCGCAGCGAAGGCTTTCTTACCTATATCGGTAGTTGCGTCCGAATATCTTCCTAAAGTCTTTGTCAGAACATCCGTAGTCATCCAAGCCGCCGATAAAGAATCATTAAAATTCTTGGTAGCTGTTATCGTATCCTTAAACCCGCCGGCAGCGCCTGACGTGAGAACCTTATAAGTACCATCTGCTGCTTTTTCCAAAGTTCCCATTTCAACAGCGGTATCAATAAGTTGCTGTTTGAATTCTTTTGTCGCCATGTTAGCATTTTCGATTGACTTCCAATCGATGAGCTTTACATAGCCCGCAGACAACGCCTGAGCAAAGTTGTACATAGCCCTTGACGCTTCCTGAGCATTAGCTCCAGATACAGCGGCCTCATTCGAAATACCCTGAATAGCCTTGACTGCAGTATCAAGATCAACGCCAGCATTAGTAAACTTACCAATGCTTGCCGTCATATCGGAAAATGAATAAATGGTTTTATCGGCGTATGTATTCAACTCATTAAGATAACTATTTACAGTACCTATGTCTTTACCGGTACTTGCCATGATTGTCTGAATAGAACCCATCTTAAGTTCGTATTCGGCAAATCCTGCCCTAACTTGATCGACGGTCAACGACCTGGCCATCTGTTTTCCGAGATTCACTGCGGAGTTCGTCAGGTTTATAAGGGCGGTTGTTCCTATAATTTCAAGCGCAGAAAATCTATTCTTGACACCGTCAATAGCTCCGCCAAGCCCAGACGCAGTTTCAAACTTGTCGCCGGCACCTTTGAAGCTAAGTTTCTCTTTTAGCTTGTCCAGAACCGTCATTGTAGTATTGACGTTCTGTTCAAAGTCTTTGTTATCAAATCGCATCTCGACGACGCGGCGATCAATACTCTCACTCATATGTTTGTTATCTCCTTCCACGCCTCGTTAGCGATCTCATCAAATATGGGGGCCAGAGCAGGATTAATATAATCTCTTCCTGCGACATAGCCCCCAGTTCCTGTTCCATGTCCGTACTGCAGAATCACTGCAATGTTGACATTTTGATTTATGTTGTCGTTAGTCCAGTGAATCGACCATCCTGTACCTTTATTCTCCAGTTCATAGCCCCAACTCGAGGCAGTCCTTCCACTGTCGACTGGTGTTGCAGCAGCTAAAGCCTGAACACCCTTTGCTCCATACTTATTCAGGACGGATTCAATTCTTAGCTCCTTTGCTTTCTTAAGGAAGTCTTCCGTTTTCTTCCCTTCTTGCCTTGATGTTAAATGAAACATCTCAGTTATCCTTTCGTATGGAATCTCTTTCTATTTGCTTCGTTAATTGCTTTATGCTGAGCATAGATTTCTCGTCTGGACATCTTCTTAGGCGGTTCGTTCTTCCTTGCGCAAACTTCTACAAGTGTAAGAAGTTTGTTAAGATGCCACTTCTGGCATTCGAACGGTATGTTGAATGCTATCATCCAGTAATAGATAAGCTCAGCTGTAATAATTTCCTTCTTACCACCCCGTTTCTCGATTTTCTTAAAGGTAGTAGCGGTCATAGGTGCTTCGATGTAGGCCTGAATTTCTTCCAAATTCTTTGGCGAAAGATGCATGTAAGTTTCAGGCTTAACATTCTGTGTAAGGGTCATACATTTAATGTATTCTATTACTTCCAAAGCACTTTTCTCCGACGACAGGAACGGTTTCTCAAATTTTGACTCCCATTTTGAAACGGCGATGAGTGAGTGTTCCAAAGTCAGTTTCTGCTCTTTGTATGTTACAAATTGCATATGCTCTTCGTCGAAATATTCGGTTTCCGGGATGATAATATCGATCATTACTTGTTAACCTTCATTTCTTTATTAGCTTCTTTCACAAGATTAGCCGGGATAATGCCGTTCACGAATTCCGAAGCAGCAACATCGTTTGTTGCAAGTTCCATGTAAATATCGCTGAATGCCTGTGTATATTTGAAGCTATTAAGAACCTCTTCATTCTTGATGAACCCTCTGCCGTCAGGAGTCTTAACGCCATACGACCGAATAAGAAGGTCCTTGAAGATCTTCATGAGCGTCTTATCATCTCTGGAGTTAATGATTCTTGCAAGAACGCCCGAAAGACCACCATCAACAGACAGCTCCCACTCAGCGAGTTCCTGCTCTGTAAGATGGAAATAGAAATCTTCTGTTCTTTCGTTACCATCGAAATCGGTATAGGTTACAGTTTTCTTGATCATAAGGTGCTCCTTTCGTTCGTAAAAGAATAAGGGGTGTAGAAATTACACCCCTTTAGCTTATTATTCGTTCGGTGCTACATAACCGAGTGTGCTGAGAACAAGATCAGGAAGAGGAAGTGAAGGAGCAGTACCCGTCTGGCCTTCTCCATCCTTACCATACAGCATATCCTCAAGGGCCGTAAGCTTAGCCTTATCTGCCTGTGCAGAAAACTTAGTCGATTCGATTGTAAT